TACACTCTGGACAAAAATTGAAGGCGCTCTGTTCGTTCATGCCACAGAAGTTGAATGCGCCGATCTCGCTAGCGTCTCCGTTGATACCATAGAGAGTGAGTGCAAACGACGCACCGGGATGAATTTCGCGGAGTACAGCAGACAAAAGCGGTCAACTGGCAAGGTCTCGTTAAGACGACTACAATTTGCTGCTGCTTCAAAAGGAAACCCCGCAATGCTTATCTGGCTCGGGAAACACTGGCTAGATCAATGGGACAAAGTTGAACAAAAGGTCACCCTAAGCGATGATGAGGAGAAGGCTATTGAAGCTATCAAGCAGGACCTCAAACAGTCGCTCAAGGATGACCTAGATGACGGACGATCTGATTAGAGAAATCATAGCCGCTATATTAACTTTCGCCGTGACATTCGGAGCCGTACAAACAAAAGTAACCAGGTTAGAAAAGCAAGTTGACCAACTAGACGCTACCCTTGATAGAACCAGAGAAACCTACGTCACAAACGCCGCCTTTGAGTCAGTCATCCGAGAACTCAAAGAAGAAAACAGGGAACTCCGAGGAGATATTAAGGAGATCCTATCGATCCTCACTAAAGAGCGCAGCAAAACTTGAGTATCAGGCCGTCAAAAGCTTTGCCTCAGAGCACTATAAAGAATCGCTATACCGCTTTGCGAAATACGTCTTAGATTATCGGGATGTCGTGCCTCACGCTCACGGCCGCATGATTAGGGCCTTGGAAGCCCCTACAAAGCGAAAACTCATCGTCATGCCTAGGGGGACCTTCAAAAGCTCAATCGCTTGTATAAGTTACCCTATGTGGCTCCTAGAGCATAACCCCAACCTGAGAATCTGTATCAACTCTGAGGTCTACTCAAATTCTAAGAAGTTTATTTCTCAGATAAAATCACACTATGAGTCAGAGAAGTTCCGCCTCATCTTCGGTGACCGAATAGGATCAGACAACTGGACTCAATCAGAACTTACCCTCTCAACTAGGACAAAAAAGTTAAAAGAGCCTAGTCTAAGCGCGTCAGCCATTTCAACGGCCCGCGTCGGGCAGCACTATGATTGCTATGTCCATGACGATTTGAACTCGGACAAAAACTCAGCCAATCAGGACCAAAGAGAAAAGGTTTGGAATCACTACCGAATGGCGCTATCCATTTTAGAACCTGACGGAATCCTGGTCCTTGTCGGTACCCGCTATAGCGCAGACGACGTGATCGGGATGGTAAGCCAGCATGAGCTTGAAATAGATCAAGGCGAACTCTGGAAATACTCAGGTAAAACAGTAGGAGACTAACCAATGCTAAATGACGGCGAACTAAAGAACTGGCCCGAATGGGAAAAATCATACCTAGACGTAGCTGACTGCCTCGTTAGAGCCGACGAAATAGAACGTGCTATGAAGATCCTCGGCGAAATGTTGCCCGCCTATTACCGAGACAACCCACCACCAGCCATCATCGCAGCTCGGGATAAAGTTCTCCAATATGCTCAAAATTTAGAGGATTACTCAACAAACCCATTAGACCAAGACGTCTCGGTCTCTAAGTCCGTCTGGATGTTTCATAACCTACGAGCAAAGCTCATCCTTGCGGACGTTCAAAAGTTTAATTCTCAAGGAATTACACCTAACCTCTTAGAGTTCGGACCGGGCGAGTATTGGCTCCCTATTGGCCTTAAAGAAAACAAATGTCAGTTTAAGTACAAAGCCCTTGGTGTTCACGATACAGCTAGAGCTAAAGCTAAAGACATCCTTGGTGACATGATGGTTGAAGCGTTTGATTCAAACCCGATCATGTATATCTCTTGCGAAATTATTGAACACCTCTGGAACGTAGACGAGATCCGGCAAAACCTAGTTAAGCTAGACGTTAAACCTAAAATCATTCACGTCAGCACACCAAAATACACGCCGCACAACGGCGAGCCACCAAGGGGATGGAAGGGTGAGGCAGGGGGCGGAGGGCACCTCCGGATGTATACGCCTCATGAGTTTCAAGGCGTTGTTAGAAACCTCTTTCCGGAGTACGATTGGCGTTGGTACGATAACTTTATTCAACATATGCGGGGTGAGCTACCTAACGGCTCACAAGTGGGGTTCAAAACAAATGGCTCGTGAGTTACTAGGACAAACAATCTCGGCGTTTACTACATCCGTTCAAACCGGCGGTGCTCAGCGATTCACAGCACTCCCAGGACAAATCGGAATCATGTTCCGATACCTAGCTGGATCAACCCTTGAGGTCGGAGGGGCATCACTCACTTCTGGGGCGGGGTATATTTTAAGTGCAAACACCAACGCTTACCCGGTGTTTTTCCCATGCACTGGTGATGTTTACATGATCGCAACAGGAGCAACTAGCACAGTTACCGGATTTAGATTGGTAGGACCACAGAATCCAGGGAGCTTAGGCTAATGTATCTCAATTGGCTTGATAAGGTTGGAGCGTTTAACGGCTCGGTGCTAGTTACCGCCGGTGGCGCGAGCGGAGTGGTTCAGTGTGTGGCCGGACAGATGGGATTTCTCGTGCGATACATCGCTGGATGCTCTCTTGAGTTTGGTGGCCCGAGTCTTACCCCAGGTAATGGATTCGTGATGGGTGGGGCTGTTCACTACACCCCAATTCCAATCATCGGAGACCTTTACTATACAGCGACCGGAACAACGACTTGCACATGGTCTTTTTTGCGCGTGTTTTCTGAAGGAAACCCTGGAAGTGGTGGATGAGTCAAGACCGGCGAGACATTCATGGACTGGAAGGATTTCGCTTTAGCGTTGGCTTGTCTACTATTATTGGCGTCACTGTGGTGGCTGGTCTCAATGCCTCTGTGTTCAAGTACTTTTCAGGTGGTTCCTTGGAGATAGTAACAGGATCAACACCTATTCCCTGGGGGCTTGGGTATCTTTACGGTACGAGTGAGGCTGTGCAGATTGATAACTCTACAACTGTTTACTTCGCAGCGACTGGCTCAACGGCAACCGTCATGGCGCTAAGAGGTAGATCGGCAGGTACCTAAGTGCCGCGTTTATGGATCACCGGACCTTCAGCAAGTAACGTCAACAGCTTTGCGTTTATTCAGCCGGATCTCGGCACAACTCCAGCGGCTGACTCACCAACCGATACACTTATTCTCACCAGCTCAGATAGTTCTATTACTATCACCGGAAATTCGACCACGGATACGATTGATCTAGTATGGAACGGAGCTGTAGCTGGAGATGTCGTAGGCCCAGCGTCTAGCACCGACAACGCGATTGTAAGATTTGACGGAACAACCGGAAAATTAATTCAGAACTCAGCCGTCCAAATAGACGATACCACCGGACGAATCACGCCGACCACAAGCAACGCTAACCTAATTATTGACGGTAACGGCACAGGAGTTGTTCAGCACAATACAGGCGCTACGTCTTATCAAATGCCCAAGGACAGGCCAGCGGGTGGAACGCCAGGGCCGTTTGTTTTGCGAAGTCTTCCATCAACCGGCGACTGTAGCTGGTACGATATTGGATCGGCGCTACTTCCTTACTGGCAAGTAGTTTATGACTCCTCGTCTATCACGGGAGAATATTTTACTGTAGACAACACGAATAAGGGTCTTCGGATACGCGATGCCGCTACACCAATCACCGGCGTCTTGTTTGCGGTTAGAGACAACGCCGAAACAACAAACTACTTTTACGTTGACTCGTCCGGCATTAAAGCGACCAACGCAAACGTCGGTCAAGGTGAGGCAACTTACTCGCTAAATGGGGTAACAAATACCCCGCGCGCTCAGGTCGCAGACGTAAACACGGGGGCCACAAACGGCGGTTTGTTTGTGCCGATGGCCTCAGCCACTACCAGCGTAGCTCCGCGAATAGAGTTTCTGCGCAGCGAAGGGGCAAGCCTTTCGAGTCCGACAGGTATTAGCGGTAGTGGGACCATACTGGGGCAGATTAGAGCGGGCGGATATGACGGCACGTCCTCATACAGAACTGGGGCGTTGATTCGGTTTGAGTCCGACGGGGTGTATTCAGCCACGAGTACGCCGGGAGGCATACGGTTTTTTACAACCACAAGTGGCACCGCTACGGCTACGCAGAAACTATATTTAAACAACGCAGGAAAACTGTTTTTTGGGTCAGCAGAGGCGGCATCCATCCAGTACAGCACGAACTTAATTATTAACCCTCAGGAGTCTGGCTCTGGGTTTGTTTATATCGGTGATGGATCAACGCCGAGAAACCTTCAGGCAGCAAGAATGGGCCTCGGAACGGATGCCCCATCCAGCGTGCGCATTATTTCAGCGAATCTCACTGACTCAACAGTGTCAACCGGGATGTTATTGACGCTGGTTCATACCGGATCAACGTCTGCAATGCGGTGTTTGAACTTTACTGCTACGCACTCTGGGTCACCAGCCTCGCCATCGGCTTCTAGTCTATTTACGTCAAACCACACGGTAGACCCAACCGGCACCGTTACGATGATCGGGATTCAGGCACAGCCAGGAACCCTAGTGGCAAACACGCAGGGCACAAGGCTCTATTATGGGTTTCGGGCCATTATTCAGGACGGCGGCCTTACCCATACCGGTGGCACTCACAGACTGTACGGCTTAAAGGTGAACCCGCTTCCGTCTTTTTCAGGTGGTGCAACTGTTACTGGTTGGGCGATCAACGTTGAAGACGACATACAGGTAGCAAGCGACAAAAAGATCATTTTTGAAGGGTCAGACACCGTTAAGGGCGACACCTATTGGGTTTATGACTCGGGAGCGCTGGAAGCCCAACTATGGGTCAATGGTGTTAAAGTCGTCGGGTCTACGAGCACGACCGTTACATCGTATGTGTCAACCTCGGGCTTTGGTGGCAACGCTGTTTCTGTAACTGTAGACTTTGGCTCGGTTGGCGGCGGTGAGTCAGATCAAGTTACTACTACGGTGGCGGCAGCGTGGGTCGGGGCGTCTACTAAGATTGTCTGTACTCCTTTTGCGGTAACCACAGCGGACCATGACCCGGATGATTATGCGGCTGAGGAAATAGTCGCTTATGCTACAAATATTAGTGCAGGTGTCGGTTTTGACGTTATAACTAAGGCTCCAAATGGTAGCTTTGGGCAATATGTTATTCATTGCGTTGGGGTGTAATAAATGAGCGTAATTATCAAATCAGGTTCATCGGCTGATTTAGCTGGCGTTGATGCCAACAACAATTTGAAGGTGAATACGCCGACAGATATTGATCAAGCGGGGTATTCCGCAGCGATTGGCGAGGTTCACGACGGTAGCTCAGGACTTGCAAGGTTTTCTAGGGCGCTAGACGTCTCAGATGATTACCGATTGCGCGTCGGCGTTGATTCGCTCATGTGGCAAGACAACTTTACACACACGACTTTCAACACTTCGACTTACGCTGGAACTACATCAACCATGACAGTAGCTCTGAGCGGCGGATATATGGTTATGAACTCCGGTAACTCCGTGGCCTCTGGTGCTGTAGCGCGGGTTCAGACCTATAAGACGTTTCCGATGTTTGGAACTTATCCGCTTTATGTGGAGTTTTGGGCTAGATTCTCAACAGCTCCGCAGACCAACAACGTAGCTGAGCTTGGGTTGGGTCTAGCGTCTGGAACTACGACACCGACGGACGGGGTTTATTTCAAACTCAATAGCTCAGGCGTGCTTCAGGGAATCGTTAACTATAACGGTGTGGAAACCGCAGCAACAGGGACGTTGCCAACAATCACTGTAAACCAGGTCTATCATTTTCTTATCGTCATGAATAACGACCGTGTAGAGTTTTGGGTTGATGACGTTCTCTACGCAGCAGCGGACCGTCCAACCACGGCTCCCGCTTTGAGCCAGTGTTATGCGCTTCCAATACTCACACGGATTTTTAACAGCGCGGCTGTTGGTTCGGCTCAGCGCTTAGAGATTAACGCCGTAAACATTTCAAACGGAGACATCAACAACACCCGTGATTGGGGTTCGGCGATGGTCGGCAACGGCTTCCATTGTATTTCAGCCCCACCTGGAGCAGCGGCTGGACAGACGGCGAACTCGGTTAATATTACAGGCCCGACGAACGCGACACTTTCAAATACGGCGGCGGGATACACCACGCTCGGCGGTCAGTTTGCTTTTTTGGCAGTGGGTGGAGCGGAAACGGACTACGCACTATTTGGTTATACGGTCCCTGCTGGAACGGCAGCGATCGCTGGTCGGTCGCTTTATATCACAGACATCAGCATTAGCACGATCAACACGGTTGTAGCGGTAGCGACTACGGCGACAGTGATGCAATGGGGTGTCGCGGTTGGATCTACCAACGTAAACATGACGACAACCGACTCAGCAACGGCTGCAGCGCGCGCCCCAAGAAGGCAATTGCTTGGGATTCAAACGTTTCCAGTGGGTGCAGCAGTGGGAGCGGCGGCAGAGAACCTAAACTTTACGTTTACGACTCCGCTTGTGTCAGAGCCGGGAACTATTGTTCACATCTTTTTAAAAATGCCTATTGCTACTGCGACTGCCACAGAGGTGTTCAGGGGTACTGTAAGAGTTAACGGATACTTTGAGTAATGGCTGACGTAACTGTTCTAGTGACGTTTAAAGAAGACGAGTATCCCGATATCAAAAGCGGGATGCTGGAAATCTATCCCAATACGTCGGCAGATGACGGCACTCCGGTAAGCGACGATAACTGGGTTTTAACTAGAATCCCTGTGATTTTAGGAGAGCTTGCGCGAGACGGCCTAAGACGAAAGGCAGTGCGGTTAGTAAGCGAGTCTCAATCTGTTCAGATAACTCCGACCGTTGATGCGACTCTGCCCGACGGCACAGTGATTTCAGGATAGGAGAATTTATGGCGACAATTCCAGTAAACGTAACAATTCCAGACGCCGAGGTTCCGACGCTTCTAGCCGCGCTTCAGGCGGTAATCCCTTTAATTGGTGGCGAAACTAGTACGCAATATGTAAAAAGAGTCGTGGGGATAATCCTAAAAGCGAAGATTAAACAGATCCTAGCTCAGCAGGCTTCGCAAGCAGCAGCACAAGCAGCGGCAGCAGCTCAAGGTGATCCACCAGTAACAACTTCATAGGAGGCAAAGAATGCAAGAACTACCGTCCAAGTCGTACAACATAGATTCAAAGACCCTAGCAGATACGCTAAATTATTTAGCGACGAGGCCCTACCGCGAGGTGGCAGCGTTTATTAATCTTCTTGCTAAGGATATTGAGGTAGGAAATGCCAAAGACTCGGCTAGTAGTGTTCACGAAGAACAACGCACGCGTCATAGTGAATCCTAGCAAAAGACAGATCAAGAGTTACCCAAACGCTCTCTTAAATCCAGATTTCAGCAAGGTTAGCAGAGCCAAGCCTCACTTTTGGAAGGTCAATGACAAGGGTGAGCTTGTAACTATGACAATATCAGAGCAGAAGGCTCGCTTGGCTCATATAGCGCAGTTTGGATTAGACAATGCGATTGTTCCTCGTGGAAGCTTTATGAGAAAGCTCAATGACCTGGCTGGTTATTTCGTTAAGTTCGTTTATTTCGTATTTCAACTAGCTCTAATCCTCTATGTGTTCTTCGTTATCTGGGTCGTTCATAAAGAGGACTGGGCACCAATTAAGATGCTTTGGAGCACCTTCTTTGGATGAAATGGTCAATAGTCTACGAAAAGGCAGAGCGAGCTGATGGATCGCTTCTATTTCCTGAGCGTCTTAGTCGCGAAAAGCTACTTGAACTCAAGAAGGCGGCAGGTTCTTATCACTTCGCGAACCAATACCAAAATGAAATTATACCCCTTGAAGACCGCAAGCTTAAACCCGAGTGGCTTAGGTATTTCAAAGAACTCCCAGCTAAGGTTCATACGTTTGCGTTTATTGACCCTGCTCTATCAGAGACTTCTAACGCTGACTTCACAGCATTATGCGTTATTCAAGTTGATGCAAATGAAACGTGGTATCTCACCCATGCCCAGCGATTCAAAATCAACCCGACCCAAGTGGTTCAACTAGTCTTTGACGTTTATAGCCAGCTCAAACCAAAATCCATTGGCATAGAAGATGTGGCATATCAAAAGGCGCTCCTATACATGATTGAAGAAGAAAAGCGAAGACGCCATGTGCCAGAGTTACCAGTCGTTGGGATTAAACCGACTCCAGATAAAACTAAGGAAATGAGGATCAGTGGTTTAGTCCCTAGATTTGAATGGAATCGTTTACTTATTGCCCAAGGTCTGACAGATTTTGAAATAGAATACAACCAATTCCCACGGGGGGCACATGACGATCTCCTAGACGCATTAGCGTACATGGAAAAAATCGTATTTTACCCCGAGAAAGAGAAACCAAAGAATGTTCAACCTAACCCGCAAGACTCAGGATACGAAGACTGGTACAGAAACCAGCTCATCGCTAAATCAAACAGAAATGCCAATGAATACGACGACACTTGAACAAACTGACCCTACTGCTGTTTTTGGAGAGCACCAGGACACCTCAAAGATTCCAGCTCATAAAACTGATCCAAAAGCCTTTGATATTGATCCAACTAAAGAGACCAGACATGAATTTGAGTCTCGTATTGCTGAAGCCTTAGCTAGAGGTGATACGGAGTTAGAAACCACACCAGAGATTATCAAACTCTATAACCCAGGAGGCACAGGGACGGTGTCCCATTTCTTCTATAAAAACATCATGGTCTACCCTTACGGGGAACTTAATAAAATTAAAGAAGAAATGTCGGTTCAACTAGGTCGTAAAACATATGGTCCATCCGAAGGGCTAGTGGAGGGATTCTAGTGACCGCTGCTTTTTTCGCACTTCTCGGTTACACTATCATCCGAGAAGTCATGTATTATGTCACGACGCAAAAGCTTGTGAACAAGCTCATGAGCCGTGATTTTGTTTCGTATCAGTATGGGCAAAAAGCCGATTGGGGGACCAAAAAGGTCGAAGCTAAAGAAAGTGCCCCTGAATCAACCGAAGATTTAGGAGTTCTTTCTGACTACGCAGCGACCTAATGGAAATATCAGACGCACTAGAAGGCAATGATAAGTTTGATGACTTTGCGGCTAAACAGGCGGAAAAAAAACTCGCCGCCTGGGTTCAGACTAAAGCCCTAGAAGCTCGTCAATCTACAGCTAGAACAGCAAATGAAGCCATCTGGCTAACGAACGTCGCAGCTCTGCTCGGATATAGTAACGTCGCCTACAACTCATCAACAAGGCGCTTTGAGACCCTCGGCGCAAGTATCGGGACAATTGCCAAGAACAGAATCCATGTAAACAAGATCCTCCCAGCGATTCAAAACCGATGCTCAAGACTGGTTAAAAACAAACCAAAATATGATGTAAAACCAAACTCAAACGACCCAGAAGATAAGGAAGCAGCAGAGCTTTCACTTCAGGTGTTAGATTACGTCTGGGATACGCAAAACCTAGAGCGAAAACGAGTTGATACCGTCATGTGGGCACAACAGTGCGGTCACTCATATCTCAGAATCAGGTATGATGACACTTTAGGTAATCCCATGATTGATCCTATGAATGGTGAAGTGACTGGTTATGAGGGAGACATCGGGATTGATGTCATTTCAGCATTTGAGGTGTTCCAAGATCCACTAGCAAAAACCTTTGAAGAATCTACTTGGTTCATATGCGCTAAGATTAGAAAGCTAGACTATTTCAAATCGCAGTATGGCGAAAAGGGAGAGGAAGTAAAAGAAGATCAAAGCTTTTCACTCTCTAATCAGTATGAGGCTAGGATTCAGTCTCTCAATACACAAAGCCGAGGAATGAGTGGAACTCAGTCCATTCTAACTAACTCAGCGACAGAATACGTTTACTACGAGAAGCGCTCTAAAAAATATCCTCTCGGTAGGATGGTTATCACAGCAGGGGATGTTGTTTTAGAGGACAAACCACTACCCGTTGGCGATATTCCACTGGTTAAGTTTGACGACATCGTTGTCGCTGGAAAGTATTATTCAGAATCAGTCATCACACATCTTCGTCCTATCCAAGATCAATTCAACAGGCTTTATCAGAAGCGTGCTCAATGGGTTAACCAGCTCCTAGCCGGAAAGTATCTTGCCCCTCGTGGATCTGAGTTGATTAAAGAGGGCCTAAACGACTTATCAGGCGAGGTGGTTCACTTTACGCCAGTGCCAAATGCTGCGGAAGTTAGGCCATTAGACACACCACAGATTCCTGCATATGCCTACAAAGAAGAAGAAGCGCTTCAGGCTCAGCTAGATGACATTTCAGGAATCAACCAAGTATCACGAGGGCAGCTTCCATCATCCTCTATTCCGGCGATTGGGATGCAGTTCCTGACTGAGCAAGATGACACTCGTATTGGACTAGAAATTAGCAATCACGAAGAAGCTTATGCCAGGTTAGGAAAATTGATTCTTCAATATGCTCAGAAGTTTTATCAGACTGAGAGACTTCTCAAGGTTGGTGGATCCGGACTTGAGTATGCTGTTAAACCATTCACTGGTGCAGATCTTAAAAACAACACAGATGTGATCGTCATAAAAGGCTCCGCTCTACCTGGTAGTAAGACACTCAAGAGGCAAGAGGTTTTGAATCTATTTCAGGCTGGCCTCATGGGAGACCCAGCTGATCCAAAAACCAGAGAGCAAGTTCTTAACATGTTGGAGTTTGGCGATGTAGCTCAAGTATGGCGGGATCAAGCTCTTGATACGAACATGGCCAAGAAACAAATAGAACAAATTGAAGCTGGGATATATCCAAATATTGATGAGTTTGACAATCACACACTCATTCTCAAGGAGATGGAGCGGTTCAGGAAGTCAGACAAATTTGAGCGCCTCGCTCCCGAAATACAGGATCTCTATTTCCAGGTGCGAGAAGAGCATGTCCGACAAGCATCTGAGCTAGCCGACCCATCACTAAAGTTTCAAGAGGAGCAAGTGCAGGTTCAAGAGCAAATGGCTGAAGACCAGATGCTCGCTGATCAAATGGCCCAACAAGAAACGGCCGCAGAACAATTACAGCAAGGAGCACAATTACAATGATGCCAAGCGACCCAATGAAGGCAGCGTTAATGAAGAAACGTCAAGGACTCAATATCATCATCAACCTCGGAGGCGACAAAGAGGGAATGATGCATGAACAAAACGAAATGATGGGTGAGTCCATGGAAAAAGAAGACGAAGACATGGAGTCAGAACAAGAAAATAAAAAGTCTGACCTAGCCCCCCCTACTAAAGAGTCCAAAGAGGCCACCAAAGAACAGTTAATGCAGGAAGCAGCAAAACAACCTGAAACCGCCAAAGACATGGGATGGTATGGCCGCGTTTCTAAAGCATTCGGAATGAAGGAGAGATAAATTTTGGAAAACCTAGAAGGTCAAACCCAAGAACTGGGAGCCGAACCAACAACAGAACAAGTTTCTACTCCAACGGAACAACCAGAGATCCTCGATCTCGGCTCTGTGGAGAAATTCAAGTGGGATGGCAAAGAGTGGACAACCCAAGCGCTTAAAAGCAGCGTTATGGCCCATTCAGACTATACCCGCAAGACACAAGAGCTTGCCGAGGAGCGAAAACAGTATCAGGAGCAATCCAGATATTGGAACGCTTTGGAGCATGATCTTAAAACACTCAGGGAGAACCCGCATTTGTATGGCGAGTTTCAGAAGCTCTACCCGAAGTCGTTTCACGGCTACGCTAAGTATGCGCTTCCGAACGGACTAGACGAAAAGCAGGAACCTAAGAGTGAGCAGGGATTACCGCCTGAGTTTAGGTCGGTAGCCGATAAAGTAGCCCAAATAGAATCGGAGATTTACGAGAGTAAGGTGGCGAGCCATCTTGCTACGATTGAATCTACGTTCGCGAAGCTTGGTGAAAAGTATCCTGAGACAAAAGACCCGGACATCCAGGAGTTAATCCTGGCCCGCGCTCAGACGCTCAGCGATAAAGGAACTAAGCTTACAGAGCAGGTTTGGGATCAGCTATTTAAATCGGTTAACGATAAGTTGACTCAACGGTTCCAGGCGAAAACAAAAGAACAAGTAACTAAACAAACCGAAGCTAATCGTGTGGCTAAAGATGCACCAAGCGGCGGTGGTATTCCTGGTCAGGCACCAGTTCAGTACAAGACCATTAAGGAAGCTACCAACGCGGCGCTAGAAGCAGCTATGCGAGGAGCTATATAAAAGGAGAGACAAATGCCTAATTCATTCCAGACAGTCTCGTCCGGGCTGGCCAATCTGAAGAATTTCTACGCAGGTACGATTAAGAGCCAGTTCAACGATAGCTGTCCTATTTACAAAGCCGCAGAAAAAGGTAAAGAACCTTGGAGCGGATTCCAGGTTGTGCGACCGGTCAAAGTCCGGCGTAATACTGGGATCGGAGCCGTTGCAGAGGGGGGCAACCTTCCTGCTATCGGGCGTCAAACCACGGTACAAGCCTTGATCGCAAACCGTAGTAATTACCTTAGGTTCGGTGTGAGCGCTCAGATGATCGCTGCAAGCAAGAACGATAAGGGAGCATATGTTCGCGAAGTCAGCTTTCAGATGTCTGAAGGTATGAAAGATCTCGTGAGCGATGTTAACCGCCAGTGTTCGTGGGATGGTACTGGAACGCTTGCGACCGTTTCAGCTAACGCGACTTCTAGCTCGGTTATTACCGTGACTGGTCGTGAGTCAGTTGAAGCAGGGAACAAGTTCCTTGATGTTGGTATGGTCGTAGATATCTATGACTCAACATTTGCCACCCTTAAAGCATCTGGCGTAGCGATTACGGCTCTGACTGGCACAACCACTGCAACGCTGACGCTTAGCGCTCCAGTGACGGTCGTGTCAACAGATGTCCTGATTCGCTCCGGCTCACAGGGTCAAGAGATTCAGGGAATCCTGACTCAGCTTGATGGTGGAACGACGACAGTGTTTAACGTTGATCGGTCGTTGTATCCAAGCTTCCAGGGCAACTCGGTCAACCTTTCGGGTGGTCAGTTGACTTTGGATGGCCTTCAGCAGGCATACAACGAAGCGCGTCGTAGAGGTAACGGTAAGATCTCAGTTCTATGGACTGATTTCGACACCGAACGCTTCTATACTAAGCTTCTTGCTGCCGATAAGCGTTATGTTAATACGGTTAAGGGTGACGGAGGCTTTACAAAGACCGAGAACTCTTATCTGGAATTTAACGGTTCGCCAGTTTGCCCAGACAAAGACAGCCCCCGCAGAGTGTTCATGCTCTCGGAAGGTGTCATCGTCAAGTACGTGCTGAGCGAGCTTGAGTGGGCATCTGAGACTGGTTCTGAGCTTATCGTTCAGACTAGCAGTGATCTTTTTGAAGTGAGACTGCGTTTGTTCGCAAATCTTTTCAATGAGTTCCCAGCTAGCTGCGCGGTGCTCCGTAACTACATCAGCCCATAATTGGGATTAACTATGTCTTTTTTTGTAGCGCGGCTTAATCAGGAACTAAAATTTTTTGATCGGGAGCTTTTCGCTCGGTGTGATGGTGCGATGATCAACATCTACCGATATAGAAAAACTTACGTCAAACATGATTTAGATTCTGGAGCCGCGCTATTCGTTGTTGATTGTCAACCGCTCTACGTGATGAGCCTTTCAACCGACTGGACACTGAAAGGTGTTCCTGTAGCATGGGGAATTGAACCGATCATGCAACGTTTGAAGGAAATCGACGGACAGAATCGCGATGTTTACGCTTCCATCATGGAGCAGCGTGAAAAGACTGAGAAGTCCGAAAAGAGAGCGTTAGATAATCGGCTAGAAGACATAGGGCGAGAAACTAGAAACGATATGAAACGGGCCTGGAATGACTACAACGTTAGTCAGCTAGCGCCAAAAAGGAAGGTATAAAATGGCTATTGTTAATCGTGATAAAGACACCTCTGAACAGAGAGAGGTGATTGTATACAACCGATCTGTAGTGGCTCCTGGGTCGTTCCCGATCTGGACCGCTCCGTTCAACTTTGAAGTGATTCGTGTCAGTGCTTCAGGGCGAGCTATTTCGCAAGCTCCGACTGTTCGCGTTGACATTAAGAAATTCGGCGGAACGGACAGTATTTCCATGATGGTTGCCTTGGCATATCCAGCTTATGGAACGTCTGGTGCATTCACATCGGCCTCGCTTGCTGCTGCTGGATCTTCACACATTCAGGGAGCTGCTGGTGACCAGTTGTGGGCCGTTTGTGCCAACAACGGAACTGACGACCTTGTTCTTGAAGTTATCGTTAAGAAACTTCAGGATATCGTCACGCACTTCGGCGCGTAATTATTTAAGGTGCTTGAGGGGTGGATTAACGTCCATCCCTCAAGTATTCTCTAACCGTGGGATCATCCAAAGATACGCTGTTTCAATCAGGTGGTGGCAGTGGCCAGGGTGCTGGCGACTATGTTCAAGACTTCTTTGACGATGCTACTGTTGAGCCAACAAACAACACCGGCCTAACGAGCACGGCTAGCACGAATCCCCTCGGGCGATTTTTAGCTAACACTGACTTCCCACGGTACGAATACAAAACACTCTGGATTCAAAGACTCATTCCTCTAGAGCAAAAAGACTGGATTCAAAGCAAGCCTACTTTTGAAATTGAATTTAGTGAGAAAATCCCTGGTGTTTACGCTTATGCCTATGGGGATATTAGGCTGCGAAATACTTTTGAGGGATTATCAGTAGACGTTAATCAAATTGATGACGGCATTGGTATTTGTGGTGTCGCAAGGCGTGTTCAATTCATAGTTAACCCTGTAGCTGACACCACAGCAACAGCTGATATCTTGGTTGACGGAGCTGACACCGGATCCGATGTTACCTTTGGATCACAGACGTTTACTTCACTGTCTGGAACACAGTCTCCAAGCGGCTGGAATAGGTGGCACGCTGTCAGGCACGGGACTTCAAACGAAACTGAAAACATTCACGACTATCGTCTAACAGCAAACCAAGTCGGCCTTTTGAATCTCGGCGGGTTTACTGTTTATTTTGAAAACTCTGGGCAGAATATCGCAATAACGCCAGGGTCAACTTACGTGTCAAAGACAAAGGAAACTACATCCTCTGTTACGACAATGGCGGTGCCCGCTGTTACCGGTCCACTTGGATCAAACGTCGCAATTTACAAAACCGCATCCAACACATACGCGAACACATCAAATACAATACCGACTATTTTTTCAGCAGCGACGGGAACTAGCGGAACAAACCTTGTAACGGTCACCACAGGTCACGGGTCAAGTTTCCCGATTGGTTCAGGAGTCGTGGCGCTTGCTGGATCTAGTTTTTACATCGGATCAGTGACAAACGTTTCCACAGACACATTAACTGTTAGCCCGACTCTTGCCGTAGCTTTGGCGGGGGCTACGTTTTATAAAGCGTGGCTTGGAAATGCTTCTTTAGCTATTGGAGCAAGCTACTATACACAAGGTGCAAACGTAGATTTTGGTCAAATGTGGAATATTGCCCAACTGCCTGGGTTAAATAGTCCTGCCGATTTTGGCGGGACCACGAAATATTTTAGCGGTCTAAATAAAGAGTTTCGCGTGTGGGGCCAAAACATCACGGGAACGGCTCAAAACGGATACTACGGGCTTGGGTTTGTTGGAGCTTCTGGAAGTTTGAACTTTGAGTTCTACGGGGCAGCACTCTCTGTTGAGTTGTCTTCTTTAGGGGCTATTTGTCACGGGACATTCTCAGTGAATGGGGTACCTGCTTGGGGGTTAAACCAAGGGTTGACCGGCATACAGCGCTTTACTGTATTTGGTGATTCCGGTCCTCAGTGGCATCAGGTGGCGTTCTATCCTGGGGCCTCAATGTCAAACGCCGTTGCGTTTAAATCGTTTCAACCATTTCAAACGGCGACAAACCAAGCACAAACCACTGGTTTACTTGCTAGCTATGACAACTTGATGGCTGAAACTAACCGCACGGCTGTCAATGCTACGCTGATTAAACTTGGAACGCATAAGCGATACTTTGCAGATGATCTTTACCTGACTGGCGGCTGGTCGCGCGGGGCAACCGTTGGAGCGGCTGGTGGTATTCAATATATTGGAGCAAGCACTAACTGCACGTTCCGCTTTGAATATTTTGGTCAAAACTTTGCGCTACTTGGAACGGCATCAAGCATGGCTGTTTTATTTGACGGTGCTTCAATCGCAACTCAGTTTGGCACTGGCTACAGCATCGGAACGATGGGACATCATATTGTTTCTGGAACCGTTACCGGAACCGGTATGACCGCTGTCATTCAGGGCATAGATGTCATAAGGCCACGCGATGATGTGGACACCTTGCAGAAGTTTCAACCACGCCAAGAACTAGATGACGCCATTCAGGTTTTTGCACAGTCTAATACGCCTAGGAATCCTAAAAACGGTGACATTTGGGCTGAAAACGCAAGTACAGGGTTCATTTGGGTTTACTTGTTTGGCCGCTGGAATAGATTGCGCATTGATTTATCTGTTGATGATCCAAACGCTCCGGCGTTTTTCATTCGTGCAATTGGATCTTCGTCTGGGAATACAGCAGCAAACGGTCAGTCCGATGCCGAGAGCTATAACTTTATCAGCTGGTCTACTATTTCTGGGCCTGGCTTTTCGGGCATGCGGTCTTCGGTTGCAGAAGCAAAATATAACGGCAGGTTGCATTTGATTGATTACTTATCAACGGGTGGATCCACAGCCGCGGCTAACTCTGTTTATAATCGGATCACTTGGTCTGCCGAAACTAATCGTGGATCAAATAACCCAGACTCATGCGTTGTAACGCTACTCAACAACCTATACACAATCGGCGGGTTTAACGGAGGCTCAGGTACTACAGCGGTAGACATTTACAGCGGTGTCACATGGTCGGGTGGTGCCGGTGTGTCTGGCACTGGCTTTAGGATGCAAGGATTCACGCAGGGCGGTAAGTGGCGCGTGATTGGTGGTGTTGCGTCTGGTCCAAGTTATTTGTCAACACACAGAACTTTTGACGGCACTACTACGACAACGGATACAGCAGTTCCAACAGCCGCTGGCTACGCACTAGGAGCTTTGAGTGCTGGTGGAGCCAGAGGAATTGTTGGTGCGGATTTCACTGGGACATCTGCTACAAATAGCTACGAGTGGAACGGAACTTCGTGGTCAAGTTCAATATCTATGACCACAGTGATTAATAACAGCACTAACGCTCAGGCTTGTGGTTATAACAGGAATACCGGCAACACTTACGTCAACGGCGGGAACAACGGCGGTCCACAGTCTTTTAGTCAGAAGTATAATGCTGTGTCTTGGTCAAACGATGTTTCGTCTAGTGTAGCTAGAGAGTTTAGTACCGGAGCAATTATTTAATGATTTACAATAAAATTTTAACCCTCGCTGAAAACGAAACAGTAAAACTCGCTGATTCTTTCAGAGAAAAACTGCATACGCACTTAGTATTGACTCAGACTCGCCACATGTGCAGGCATGGGACGCTTTCAGAGGGTCATGAAAAACTGACCTCTTCGCAGAGATATTTTCAAGCAATTCGCGAAATGTATTATTTGAGTCAGTCAATCTGCAATGCAAAGATTGAGGCTAAACTTTCTCAAGCCGATTACATTGAGGCTAAAGAATCTCTAGAAAAAGCCGATACGGTCTCAAAAAGACTACGAGCCGAGGCACAGATTGAGCGTGCGGAATCAAAGATGATGGGTCAATTGGTTACCGTCGAGGATTTGACACGGATGCTTGACGAATACAACAAGATCCGGTTGGAGCTAGAGCCGGAAGTAATGGCTAAGTATCCGAACGGGATTGAACAAGCCGAGCAAGAGAACTGGGAAGCTGTGGCAAGATATCGTGTGATTAAGGGCGGGAACGAACGCCTTGATAACTTACCGATTTCGCCTGAACGCAAAGCAGAATTAGCTTTTGAGCTTGGCAGACAGGATTTACTAGCTGCATATTTTATAAAAAACGAGATTAAAGCGCGTGAGATGATAGAGGCGTTTGAATCCAGACGGCTATCACAAGTCACACGCAAGGGTATACAATAAGGGTCTAAACGAAGGGGGTAATTATGCCAGTGTCAGGTGTTAAGGTTTACAATCACGATGTTAAGGGGCTTTGCGAGCGCCTTAATCGTTTCAGGGAGGAAGTCTACAAGTCGGTGAGTTCTGGCCTTGCTGGAATGAATCAGTTTGATGTTGCTAGGCTTACGTCTTACATCAATGCGATTCGTACTTATCAGGCTTGGGTGTTAGCACAACCCCAACTGGATCTTCCAGAGACGCACCCGAGGGAATATTTGGTTGAACCAGCTATCGCGATGAATGATTCAGTCGAGTCTGAAGATGCGAACATGATTTTGACTTTGCTTGGGCTTGCTTCTGACGAGCTTGCAAACTGTCAGTCTGCTCGTATGCCGAGCGGCCTTATCAGCTTTGACAGCGATAGACTCAAGGCTGTTGTTGATAAGACTGAGGCATTTTTAGTGAGCTACGTGCAGGTTGCGACTCCGCTGGACCTTCCAGAGAGTTCACCTCAAGAACCGATGACCGGTCCAGGTAAACTAGGTGTTTAAGAGATCCTTAATCGGATAGTGGTGTCACACGGGGAGGGGGTTATTCCTCCAAAGAGACTCTCTCTCCGTGTTTTTAAAGATGGAGCTTTGAATGAAAACGTATTGGGCAATTTTTGGTGATGGTAACCCCGCTACTAACTCCGGATTGAGTCCAACGTTTATTTTGTTTGCTGGAATCAGCGGCACGACACTGCTCGCCCCTCCTGGGGTGACTGAGATGCCAGCCGCTTCTGGTTGGTATCGGTTTCAATACAGTCCGACGTTTTCAATTAACTTTACTCTTGATGGCGGAGCTGGTCTTGCCTCTGCTGATCGCTATGTCCGCGGCGTGCTTGATCCTATTCAAGCCGTGGATCTAAAGATCGGCGTGCCCGAAGATTCCTTTGGATTTACAGCGACAGATCCAACGACCGTCTACGGCTTCCTAAAGCGCAACCAAGAGTTTTTAGAGGGTGATGCAAACTTTGACAAAGCGAGCGGAGTGTGGACTATTTACTCACGCGGAGCGAGCACAATCTTGAGGGTAAAGACCTTAACTAATACCGTAACTGAAGCTACCAAAGAATAGGGGTTTAAATGCTTGGAAGGCCAACTCTTGGCGCTTGTATAATCGCCAAAAACGAAGAACAGAATATCGGTCGTTGTTTATCGTCTATTAAGGGTCTCGTTGATGAGATCTACGTCACCGATACCGGATCAACAGACAAAACGGTTGAGATCGCTAAAAATTATGGCGCTCATATTAGTCATTTTGAATGGGTGAACGATTTCGCCAAAGCCAGAAACTTCAATCTAAAACAGGCTAAGACGGACTATGTACTTTGGATTGATTGCGACGATGTAATGCAAAACCCTGAGAATTTTAAGCTGTGGAGAGATTCCACGATGGCTGGGTTTGATTACTGGATCGCCACCTATCACTACGCAAGTGATCCGGCTACAGACCGTCCGGTTGTTTCGTTTGCTAGAGAGCGGGTAATCAATCGTCTAAAGGGTATGGAGTGGAAATATTTTATCCACGAAGGAATCATGCCATTTGGAACGAACGGGCAAGTCAGGGTTGGCCTAGTTCACTCCTGGCAGATCAAGCACATGCGGACAATTAATGATCTTGAGAAGGACAAGGGCCGAAATATCCGCATTTTTGAAGCCCATAAAGATGAGCTTGATTCACGGATGTTATTCTATTTTGGTAAAGAGAAGTTTGAAGCCGGTGATCATGCTGGTGCGACTGAATTGCTTGGTAAAGCAGTAGTTCAAAAGGATTTAGAAGGTCATGATAGAATTTTGGCCCAGCAATATCTTTGCTACTCGCTCATGATGACCGGAAAGCTTCATGAAGCCATTCAGGTCGCACAAACAGGACTTTTGCTAGCGCCTCATCGTGCGGAGTTTTGGGTTGTCATTGGGGATTGCTACGCAAAACAAAACAGGCTCGCTGAATCCTTACCATATTATGCCGCCGCCAAAGAATGTCCGAATAGAGATTCAAACGCCGACCGGTGTATGTCTCCGCTTTTCGCTTTTGGACAGCTTTATACGACTTACCCACGAAATAGTTTATCGAGAGCTTACGTCCAGCTAGGAAATCTTGATCAGGCTTATACTTACGCAAAAGAATCTCAGGACATGGGAGATGATGAGGGTCGTGCCCTAGCTGCTGAGATCAAAAACATTCAAAATAACTTCACTAGCAAAAAAGAACCATGCTCAGACATCGTGTTGACGTGTTTAGGGTCTTATTATCCTTGGGATGAGAACATCTGGCGCGAAAAAGGCTGTGGAGGATCAGAGACAGCGGCAATCTTTTTAACTAAGTATCTTAAAGAACTGACTGGTCGTCGGGTTATTATTTTTAACCCGAGGGACGATGAAGTCGTTTGTAGTGGCGTGGAGTATGTGAGTCTAAAGCGAGCTAACGAATACTTCTCTAAGTACGACCCGGCTTTACATATCGCATGGCGACATAATGTTAAGATCACGAACTCTAAAACAGTCCTCTGGTCGCACGATCTCTTGGCTCCCGGGATAAACATCACGAACTTTTATGAGGCCGTTGCTGTGTTGACGCCGTTTCATAAGAACTATCTAAAAAGCATTATAGACATGCCTGACGAGAAGATGTGGGTGACCCGTAACGGGATTATCCCTGAAAACTTTCCGGCCTCTAAAGGGCAAAAGAACCCCTATAAAGTGGTGTTTACGAGTTCCCCTGACCGCGGGCTTTGTGAAGCAATGAAAGTTATGGACATCGTGCGCCAGGAACGTCCAGAAGCTGAGCTTCATGCGTTCTACGGGTTTGATAATATGAGAAAGGGTGGAATGCAGGACGAGGCCAATATGCTTGAGGGCATGATCAAGGAGCGTCCTTGGGTGAAGATGCATGGAAATGTAGCTCAGAAGGATCTTTTGACTGAGCTGTCCACTTCTGCCGTTTGGTTATATCCGACTTGGTTCCTAGAGACATTTTGCATCAGTGCACTAGAGGCTTTGGGAAATGGGGTTTATCCTGTTACTCGACGAATCGGTGGTCTAGCTGATACATTGAAAGAAGCAGAATCCCAAAGAATGGCCACGCTGCTTGATCACGGGGCTGATACCCCGGAGCAGCTCAAGGCTTATGCCCATGAAGTGCTCAAGGCGATTCACGAAAAGGCTTACGAGCGCGTGAGTTTGGACCTTGAAAAACACAACTGGCGAGCCGTAGCAAAGGAATGGGTTGCACGGTGGCTAACAACGCAATCAACTGCACAGTCGTAGGTCAGGCGCTAAACTCTCAAGGTTTTACTGCTTACGACACTATCTCTGGATTAGGACTCAATACGATGGGTTTTCTGTGGCCCTGTGCTGACATTTGGAATGTCGCCGCTCAAGCTACACTTACGACTTGGACTAACTGTACAAGTGATTCAATGACGGAGTGCGAATGAACTTTCGACAGTTGAAAGACTTAACGGCAAATTATCTAGATGATCTTCAGTTTGGTTACTTCTCTGAGGCTCAAGTTGGAAGGTTTCTAAACAATGCTCTATACGAAGCCCAAAAGACCCTAATTGGTGCCCATGAAAACTGGTACTTTAAATGTCTTCAAACCAACTGTGTTATCGGTCAATCGGATTACATTCTACCGGATGACTTTCTAAAATTGCTCAGGCTTGAAGTTGTGACGGATAATGTGAATGACGTTCGGCAGCTCATCCAGCCGATCACGATTAATCAGCAGGGATTGTATCCACTCATTCAGGGTCAACCGATTGTTTATTACATGCGGAAGAATAGGATTGTTTTACTTCCTGCCCCAGATACGACCTACACGATAAGATTAAGTTATGCACATATTGTTAGTGAGATGACTCTTGATGGGAATGTCCCGGATCTTCCCACGCAGTATCATGAGCTTCTGGCTGTCCTAGCCGCTCGAGATGGGCGCATTAAAGACGACAGGGATGCAAGCCCACAATTAGAGCGCAAATATGCCGATTACATGGCGATGATGAAAGCAGACGCCGATGATCGCTCTGTTGATGTTCCAAGAAACATCGTTATAACTGATGACTTGGGTGCTTATACAGGGTTCTATTGATGGCCGAGAAAGTTAAGCAGGAGAGCTATCAGAACTTCGGTGGGATCAACACAAAGGTCTCTCCTTACGCAACGGGCGATACACAGTTTCTTGATTTAAGAAATGTGGATTTTACTGTTCCTGGTGCTCTCACTCAACGACCAGGCTCAACTCTTTATGTCGGAGCCACTATTTCAGGCCGCATCACAGGAGGGATAGAATTTAACCGCCTTGATGGTGCGAGCTACCTTGTGGTGACAGCGAATACCACCGCATATCAGGCCACAAGCTTGGGGTTTAATGCTTTTAGGACTGGTCTAAGTAACGGGGCCATTTTTGATTTTGTCCCATTCGTTGACAGATTGTTTGCAGCTAATGGTGCGGACTTTTTTAAATATGATGGAACTAATGCCACAAATTATTCTCTGCCTCCTGGTAGTACTGTTGGGTTTGTCTCAGGAGCCATAGGTTCGGGCTCGGGGTTTACTGGGATCTTCGTTTACAGGTACAGTTATCTTAATGATCGAGCCTTCACTGGCCCATGTTCTGGTGGTCTTACTGTTTCTGTGGCTGGTGCTAGTGCGATCGCTCTAAGTGGCTTCACTATACCAGCTGGATTCGGAATTACTGCCATTGCTGTCTATAGAACAAGCCCAGGTGGAGTGGAGCCATTTAGAATAGGGTTTCTCGCTACAAGCGGATCTACTTTTTTAGACACAAATTTGCCGCTTTCTACAATTCCTTGTAACGATGCCTACTATCT